ACGAGGTTACCAGCCCGCCTGCTCTACGACCGCCTTTATCGACCCAGCTTGGGAGTCGCGCTCGCGACTCCGCCGAGAGCTCCACGCCCCCGCCGAGGTTGTTCTTGACAATGCCCAGTCCTTCGGCGATCTTTCGGGCGAAGCCCAGAGCGCCCTTGTCGTCCGTCAGCCGTGTAGGTGTGCCCACCAGCCGCGTCCAGTCCTTGAGCACCTCCTTCACCACCATCGCCATCTCGCGGAACGCCGGCAGCAGCGTGATCATGGCAGAGTCTTTGAGCAGCCCGAAGTTCTCCCCGATGTCGCGCAGCATGTTGCTGTACTCGACCGCCGCCGCCGCCGCCGTTTCCGAGTCGACACCGGCATCCGCTGCCATCTGCTTGCGTATCGCCGCGGCTTCCTTCAGCTTGTCAAAGCTCTTGCTCAGGAGAAGGAACGTGTCGGGGTCCACCCCGAACATGCCCATGACACTCGCGCCCTGGAAGAACGGCATCTTGCGTGCTTTGTCGAGCACGTCAAGCATGACCTCCCCCATATCGCGGCCAGTGGTCTTGATGCCAAAGGACTCGATGAATCCTTTGAGGCCGGGGTTCAAGCGGACTGCACGCGCCATGCCTTCGATGGCGCTGCGCATCTCTTCGCCCGAGACGCCGACCTTGGAGGCGGCGAAGGACAGGGCCTGGATGGTCGAGACGGTCGACTCCGCTTTCACGGAGGAGTAGTACAGCCGCTCCATCGAGCGTGCCCAAAGCGCCACCATCGTCTGAGCAGCCAGGCCCGCAGCGAGCGTGCGCTTGGCGAGCGTGCCAACGAGAGCCCCCGTCTTCTCCAGAGTCAGGTCAAACCGGCGCACCTGAGTGGCGTCGATCCGGTAGCCCAGGGAGATCAGGTATTCTCTGAGGATCTGGCTAGACACGTGTTCTCCTACCTTGTTGACCGAGCCGCGCGCTCGAGGCGGCGGTGGTTCTCGTTGTCTACGTCTAGCGCCTCATTGAGCAGCGCCACGTCTTCCAAGCTCAGGGTCCCGTCTATCAGGCTCTCGTAGCGGCAAAGCCCTTGCACTACGGGTCTGAGCACCCAGTCCTCTCCCTCCTCCATCGATATGAACGTGACGGACGAGGATGCCCCGGTCAGCTTCGACGCTATTGAGGCGCGCCGAGGGGCAGAGAGAAAAAACCTCCCAGGCACTCCTTCACCACTTCCACGGTCAGCCGCACCATCTCGGTCATGCCGATGTCTTGGTACACCAGGCGCGTGCCGGCCAGCACAGGCGCCCAGTCCTGCTTGTGCTTGCGGTGCACCACGGACAGGCAGGTGTTGATGATGTACTCCACGTCGTCGTCGGGCATCTTGGCCACGATGTCCATGATCGGCGCCATCATCGACAGCATGTTTGTTTCGTCATTTGCGAGTGACCGGCCCATCTCCGCTGCACTGGTGATGGACACACCCAGTGAGGCGAGGAGGGGGCCGAGGCGGCGGGCAACGTGGAACTGGCGCATGGCGTCGAGGTTGCCGATGCGGTAGGTGTTGCCTTCCAGTTCGAGTTCGGTTGGGGTGCGGAGCATTTTGTTTTCTCTCTTGGTTTGTCAGCAGCAGGTCAGAGGCCGCCGAGCGTGCGGTTGATCTGCACGGCGGTGAAGTCCCATTCGAGCATTCCCGCCTCCTTGCCGTAAGCGATTGATGGCGCCTTGGCGAAGGCCACCTGCGTGCACGTGATCACATCGCCGCGGTTGCTGTCGACGATGGTGATAGTGTTCTGCCCGTGCTGGGCAGCACTCGAGGTCTGGAAGTTGAACATCAACGACAGCAGGGCGTTGGTGGGCGACGTCTTGAGCAGACGCACGGTAACGCGTCCGCTGCGGTCAGCCGACAGCGAGTGCTGGCCGAGGCCGTCCGCGCCGATCAGCATGTTGTCGATCTCGGTGGAGGAGTCGATCGCCAGACCCTCCTCCGCGGCACCCGAGCCGCTGCCGAGGTTGATGACGCCGCCGGGGCCGGTGATGGCCGCTTGTACGTCCTTGAAACTGTAGGTGCTTGAAGCCATGGTGGGCTACTCCTTTACTGGTTGACGGTGACTGCGATGCTGATTTCGTGGATGGCGCCTGCGAGCTTGGCGGCGACCTGGATCGGCACCGATTTACGAGCAGCCCTGTCCACCGCGTTCTGAGACGCTACGCGGGGAGCGAAGACGTAGAAGCCTTTGGGCAGGTAGTCGAACTGGCTGAGAACGCCGAAGCCCCCGGACTGCCACACGCCGGGTGCGAGCAGCCCGTTGTCCACCGCCTGCGACAGCACCGACTCGGCCAGGGTGACCAGGATGTTCATGCCGGCATCGGTCTGAGGAATCTTGGTGGTGGTGGTGTACAGGGCGTTGTACATGATGTTCTGGAGCGTCGTCGCCAGCCAGTCGGTGCCGATGACCGTGTCGATGAACACGCCGCTGGAGGCAGCACCGGTGAGAATGATCGCGGTGTTGTTGTCGAAGGCGAGGAAGGCATTGATCCTCTTGTTCCTCAGCACGTCCGCCTGGCTGGTGTTGATGTACTCCGGGGTGATACCCGGCTCCGTCTTGTACGCGAGCGTGATCACGGTCTGGTTGCCCGTGTAGTCCACCGTCATGATGCGCGACAGCAGCGACGCCACCGCGTAGGGACTGACGCTGCTGTACTGAACGAAGGTGCGGTTGTAGCCGAGCTGCGACATCTGGAACCCGATGTCCGTGGTGGTCGCCCCGACGATGCTGCCCTGCTCCTGCGTCGTGATGCCGTAGACGTGTTTGTTCGCCAAGCCTTCAATGAGGGCGCTGATGACCAGGTGGTCGGCGTTGACGGCGCCGATCACCATGCAAGCGTACCAGGTCTGGCCGTAGTTGAGGTCGAACAGGGCTACCGCAGCGACTGCGGTCTCGGCAACCACCCCATTCGCCACGTAGGCACCGCTGCTGGCGGCGGTCATGCCGAGCAGCGCAGAGATGTTGGTGCCTGATCCCGGCGCGGTCAGAAAGGAGATGCTCGAGGTGATGCCCGTGGTGGAGCTGGTGATCTCGAACCGCTTGATCACCGAGTTCCAGACCACCGTCGCGCCCGTCAGCGCCGTGGTGATCAGCGCCGCGACTGCACTCAAGCTCGCAGCGGCCGACAGGTTGATGGCGGTGACGTTGGTGGGTGCGGCACCGTCACGCGTGTAGGTGAACCCGCCGCTGGTGACAGCGGTGAACAGAGTAAGCACCTGTTGCGCTGCGGTCAGAGGCGCGCCTATCAAGCGGCCGTTGGACGCGGCACTTGCCCACCGGCCGATCTTGAGCGTGGTGGGCTGTGGGGTCTGCTGGAACCACAAGTTGGCGGCCAGGTACTCTGCCGCTGAAGTCCCGAAGTCCGCTGCGACACCAGCCAGGGTCGCGTAGTTGCGAAACCGCTCCACGACGTTCACGACGGTGGAGTTGCTGAGGATGAGCAGGGTAGAAAGGTTGGCCGACTGGGCACCTGCAGGCGTCAGATTGACGCTGACGTTGATGAGTCGAGTTACTGGTAGCGTGGTGGTCATGGGATGCACTCCTTAGGGGGTGGGGACGATGATGGGCGTGACGTAGATCTCGTTATCGAGCCCGAATTGACCAGTGACAATGTTGCGAATTGTATAAGGCCTGGAGGTGCGGCGGCGGTAGACAACATTGACATCTACCCGCCTCACCCACTTTTCCTTCAGCAGCGCGGGCAGTATCGTCGCCTCCTCCACCTCAGTCAGCAGTACACCCGCGGCCTGAAGTACCGCCCTGTTCTGCTCGAGATTGAGGCCGTCACGGAACCGCTCGCAGAATCCGTGCGAGTTGGGGCCGTAGAACGAGTGCAGCACCTGCAGCACCTCATCCCGGTCGACGTTGGTGGTGCCCAGGCCTGCGGAGTCGTGGTCCTCGTAGGCGAAGGCGTCGACACTCGCGCGCACGACACCGAACGCAACCCAGTCTGTGGTGAATGGTGGGGGTGTAGCGGGCTCAGGCTGCCAACGTGGGCGCACCAAGCTGCCTGCAAGGCCCGTGATGCCCACGATGGCAGCCTGTAGTATGTCGTCCAGCCCGTCGCCGTAAACAGGCGACGACTCGGGCGATAGGTAGCCCGCGGCGGTCGAGGAGGTAGCCATGGTCAGACCGGCGGCGCGTCAGTGGCGTTCATGGACTCTGCTTTCACCTTCACGAAGCCTGCACCCCACCTGACATGGGGCTTGATTTCCTTCACCGTGTAGTCAGAGCCCATGTAGACGATGACATCCGCCTGCACGCCAGGGCTC